CCTTGCTTTACATTTAATAGGCGGCCATTACGCCTACCTCAACACCAACCACGGGCACGCTCATATGTGTCCTTAAGGGCTCTACCCGAGGGTTTTCACCAATCTTATCAAGAAACGAACGAGGCAGTTAGTCACTCTGCTTATCGCCGTAGTCAAATTTCAGTTACCCCAAGGGTCGTACACCCAGGCCTACAAACCACACGCACCCCCCCACTACCTTTGTGGGGTAAGTCCGAAGTTGATGCCAAGATATCAAACACCTAACCAATGCATCACTGCCATTCACACGTTCCAAATGAAGGCTGTCGGTTATCCATGACTGATTCATGGTACCGGTGGATAAACACCACCATATAATCTATTAACTACCACCACCCAACATATCGTTGGTGGGCTTCCCTCTAGTGACAATCACAGGTAGGGCAGATAGCTAAAGTGCACCGAATTTATTTATAGCGACCGCGCCCATCGCTAGAAGTTTCCAGTTACAAGCTGGGTGGTAACCACGGGTACTGTAGATAAGTTATTGCTTATTGCGGGTACAGTCACCGTAGAAGTAATAGCAGGAACAGTGACGGTGGGGGTAATTGAGCTCAACTTCAATAAGCTGACACTGGCTTGCAAGGTTGTTGTCCCTGCACCATACGTAACTGTGACCTTAAACGTAAAGGCCTCAGAACCAGTGGAATTGACCGTCCAGTGGTTCACCACCGCTGTTCGTTCAATCGCTGCCCCCTGGAAGTCATCTGAAAAGACTGCACTCCCATTCTTAAGTATCCCCACGTGCACATCAGTCATATTGACGCCAGTGTTAATAGCACTAACCACGATGGTCAAATAATAATCTCCACTCGGCAACACCAATGATCCAGAGGTGTTCACCACACCAATGGAATCATAGTTCGTCGTCGCTAAGGTCAACTGTTTGTCCACCGTTGTTGCTCCTGCCGCTAGGCCGGAGTCAAAGGCGTAATATAACGGTGCACCATAGAAAGTACTAACCGTCTGTCCCCCGGCTGTAGAATTAACGGTTTGCGCCCCAGCCGTGGACGTAACCGCAGTTACCACTTGTGCTACCTAGTAGTTGCCCGCAGCAACTAATTGACTGTAATTCGCATACAGTATGGTAGCATACACTGACGTCACCGTAGTTGCGGTGGCGGTAAGTGCCAGAGTCTGATTGAAAGCAGTTGACCTCACTGCAAACGTAATTCTTGCTGTAGTGGCGGCAGCTAACACCGCGGCGGCACCTGCTGTGTAGGTCACCGTGTTGGTACTGGTGGTTCCGCCCAAGGCAGACACACCTGTGCCTACAACTAACAGGTCCACCAAATACTCGCCGATGCCACCAAAGGTAATAGTATTTGTTGCCGCTGTCGCCGCTATGTTGCCACCACTAGATGGATTCACTACAGTTGTGCCAAACAGATTCGACGAGTTCACAGGCACCCCATTAAGGGTAGCAGATGTCCCGAGTAAACGACTCGGACAAATATCAAATAATTCAATCTCGTAATCCAACCAAATCTTGGCCACAATAGAAGTACTATTCGCCGTCCCACTCACTGCCACAACCAAATTGGCCATATCATAAGTCTTCTGATCTAGGTTGCTCGCTAACGGCCCAACACGCACGTATAAATCACGAGCTAACCCCATACTAGCTGCATTACAAGCCATAAGATCAAGTTTCTCTTTGATAAACCAATCTGCAGTTGCGCCAAGAGGGTACTGCTTAACATTCCGGTACTGATTAAACTGCTGCTCGGTAGGTGGGTCCTGGTCAAGGACATCATACTGCGGAGACAACATAATTGCCCCCACGGCTGACGTACCTTGTAGCGGAATTAGGCGTGCAACCAACCGTCGCACCCGCCATCTCGTAAAATTGCAGGCAATTTGCGACAACTCAGGGAAGGTAGTATACATTCCAGGGTTAATAGGATACTGTGTGGCCAGGAACCCGGTATTTCCAACCAGAGTGCCTAGATACTCAGTACCAATAACAATAGTGCCACCAGCACGACCAGTTCGAAACACCGGCCTGCTTTTACTCACCGCAATAGTACTCACCGCAGGGACCTGGACCACTTGATAGGTATTCATCCCACCACCAGCAGATTTCATCCCGTTACTCTTCTTCTTATTCTTTCGCTTATTAGCAGGCTTAGGGCCCGCCTGGGTAAAGTTCGTATTCTTTCGACCTTTTGCCATCACTAGGAACACTTCAC